CTCGACGGCACGGGCCTTGAGGCTGTGCACGCCGGTGCGAACTTTGTCGGCCTCGACGGCGAGGCGCTCGTTGTGCTCGCGCTCGATCTGCCAGCGCTGCGACCACGTCTCGCTCGTGTTGAGCTCGGCGTTGATGCGTTCGATTTTTTCTTGGTGGCTCATATCATTCTCCATCGGTGTTTTGATACGACTTGTTGGCTCCCTGGCGCTCGTCGGCGCGGTTGGAGTAAAGTTTGTTTGTGCCGTTCTTGAACCGCGTGATCTCGCCGTCGAAGTGCAGCTCGATGCGGCCGACCGGACCGTTGCGCTGCTTGGCCAGGATGAGCACGGCTTTGCCTTTGTCTTCTTCTTTGTGGGTGACGCGCTCGGGGCGGTGCAGAAGCGCAACAATATCGGCATCCTGCTCGATGGAACCGCTCTCGCGCAGGTGCGATAGCTTGGGCTCGGCACGCTCTTCGGCATCACGGTTGAGCTGCGATAGCGCGATGACTGGCACGCCGAGCTCTTTGGCCGTGGCCTTGAGCCCGGAGCTGATCTCGTCGATCTCCAGGCGCCGGTCTTGCTGTGCGCGCTTGGTCGAGCCGCGCATGAGTTGCAAGTAGTCGACGATCAAGAGCTTCACGCCATGCTTGGCCACGGCCCGGCGGGCCCGGGCACGGAAGGCCGCGATGGTGAGCGAGGGTGTCTCGTCCAGGTAAAGCGGGGCGCCTTGCACCTCGCCGACTTTCTCGCCGAGCTTCTTCATCTCTTCCTTGCTCATGAATCCGTCGCGCACGCGCTGGAGCTTCACGCCGGATTGCGTGCACAGAACGCGCTCCATCAACTCCTCGCCGGTCATTTCCAGGCTGAACAAGGCGGTGGGCGTTTCGTTCTCGAGGCACGCGGTCTCGGCGATGTTGGTGGCAAAGGCGCTCTTACCCATGCTCGGGCGGGCGGCGATGATCACCAGCTGGCCGGGCTTGAGCCCGCCGGTCATGCGGTCCAAGTCGGTGAAGCCGGTGGCGATACCGATGACTCCGCCGCGCTTTTTGTGCGCCATCTCGATGCGGGCGGCCGCGGCATTGACCGCCTCCGCGCAGTGCACGAGGCCGGTCTGCTTGGTCTCGAGGCGAAGATCGAGCAGGGCTTTCTCGCCCAGGTCGATCACGTCTTCAGTCGGCTTGGCGAAATTCTTGGCGTCCAGCAGCAGGTCGGTGGCAACTCGGACGATCTCGCGCCGGCGCCAGTAATCGCGGACGATGTCGGCCCAATGCTGCAACATGCCGAGCCCGCCGGGCGCGGCGGCAAAGGCGGCGGTGACCCAACCGGCGCCGCCTTCTATTTTTTGCAATTCGCCGCTCTGGCGGAAGGCTTCGGTGAAGGTGAAGAGGTCGATGGGCTGGCGCTTCACATACATGCCGTGCAGGACTTGCCAGACGGCGCGGTGCACGGGGGCGAAGAACCATTCCTCGCGGACCAGGTCGGCCGCAGCGTCGATGGCGGGCTGGCCGCCGTTGATGATGGCGCCAAGCAGCGCGGTCTCGGCTTCGCCGGACCACAAGGCGACAGGACCGGTGGCGTCACTCATCGTTCATTCCTCCAAGGTCGGGCTGGTAGTTGCGCATGATCGGGTCGTAGACCTTGCCCTTCGGTGCGGTGAGAGCGCGGTAGGTGTCGACCGCGTTGATCCACGATGTCTCAAACGGCGCATTCCACTCGTGCAGCGGGGGGAAATTCCAAGGCGACGTCGTGCGCCATGTCGTCGCCGCGCATCCGGCGTAGGCCAGGCAAAGGGCGGTCGCGGTGATCATGCGCGGCATAGCTGCCTCCTCCGGGCTTGGCGTTGCAGTTTGCGCAGGTGCACGCGCTTGGCCTTGGCGCGCCCGCGGAAATTTGTCGCCTCGGTGCCGCTGACGCTCCGGCGATCGGGGCGGTTGAGCAGCATGTTCTTGGTGATGCGCACGCCGCGGTAGTTGCGGGCGTTGCGGGGATTGGACCGCGCAATCTTGCGGTCGACGGATGTTGTCATGCTCATGATTTCATGTCCTCCATCACGGCGTCGAACGCGGCGGACCGTGCGGCTTGGGCCCTGGGCGTGAGCGGGCAGCAGAGCTTGAGCGCGTGGACGAGCAACTCGATCTGCTTGGCCGCTTTGTCGTAGAGCTCAGCCAGCTCGCGGCCGTTCGGCGCGGGCTGAATGTATGGCGGGAATTTGTTGTAAGACGTCACGTAGCTGATGGAATAAGAGCGGTGCTCGGGTTTGGTTTTCATGGGTGGAAGGTTGACCGTCCGTGTTTCATGCGGTGCACGAGTGCTCCCGGTCGGCGGATCTCCCGCCGCACCATGCGGTCCGGTCAAAGGGTTCATGGGAAGCGCGGGTCGTCGTCGTCGAATGCCACAACCAGGATCGTGATGACCAAAACGGCCAACAGCACCCAGGCAGCGAACGCGGCTGTGCTCATGCGGCCTCCTGTTCTGCGACGACAAGGGCCGCCGTGATCTCGAGGCGCAGGGACTCAGGCACGTCGGCCCAAGCGCGATACGCGGTGTGATTGCCCTCGGGGTAAAGCGCCTCCAGCGCGGCTCGCCAGAGGTCTTCGGGCGGCCCCCCTTTTTCTTTTTTTTGCGAATTTTGGCCTTGGGACTCGGGCAGGACTTCGGCCCAGCGGTGGCCGTTGAGCCAGCTGGCCGGATGCGGGATGAAGGCGCCGTCGTCGCGCTGCCAATCGACGCTGTCGATGAAGGCGTCGAGGGCGGCAATGAGATCGGCGTCGGGCGGCCGGACCGCGGCGGTGGCCCGCCAGGCGCGCAGGGCCCGGGGTTTGTTCACGGCGCGGGGATAGCGCGACCAGAATTCTTCAAAGGCTTCGTCGCGCTGGTCCCCGCTTGCGGGGACTATAGGGGTATTACTATTCTCTTCTCTTCTTGGGTAACGCTTTTCGCGTGACGCAGGCGTTACGCGAGCGTTACGCGGGCGTGACGGAGGCGTTACGTCGGCGTTACTGTGACGCTCTCGGTAACGGGCTTGTCTATCTCTGTTCGCGGCGCGTCTTTTGGCGTTGAGGGTGTTGTAACGGTCGAGATTGGGCATGCACATGGCGCCGTCTTCGCCGCTCAACCACGATGTTTTGCACAACGCGTCGGCGAATCCGGCAAGGCCGACAATGCGGTCGATCGCACTGCGCGTTACGCTGATGGCGTTACAGTCCGTTACGTGTTGGTCGGCCCAAGACCAGAGTTTCCACAGGCGGCCGACGACGGAGAATTCGTCGATGCCGAGCTGCGCGGCAATCTCGAGGACGGCCGGATCGGTGTCGAGGTTGACCCGCATCTGTATCCAATCACCGGCCATGGCGCGGCCCCCCTTTCTTTTTGCCGAAGTCCATGGGCTTGCGGAACGGCGACTCCCAGACGATGCCGCGGCGCTTGGCCCAGGCGTTGAGAGCGCGATTCATGGCGGCTGCGTCGAAGTGCTGGTAGCCGACGGTGCCGGGCTCTAGTTCGAGGATTCGGCCGTTCATACGCTTCACGCCGCCCCTTTCTTTTTTTCGATGCGCTCGATGATCAGCCGCCAGCCCGGATAGCCCACGAGCTGCACGCTGCCGTCGCTTTCGCGGGCAATGGCGGTCGCCTCGGCCGCCGGCCGGGCTTTGGCCATGGTTTCCGCCAATCGGTCAATCACTGCCCACCCTGCTCCTTCAATGACACTTCTGCTCATGCTCAGCCCCCTCTTTTTTGCTCATGGGTCGCCATTGCAGCGTTTGCAGCAGCCAGACCTGCATGCGGTTGATGTCGTTGTGGCACAGCCAGCACAGGTGCCCGATGTCCGTGCGAACCACGGCCGACCGGGCGCAAAGCAGGCACTTCGAATTGTCGATGCGCTCCCACATCAGCGGTATTTCGGGGCGATTCGATGCGCCTCCGCCTCCCATTCACCGATGTCATTCATCTTCACCGCGAACCGCTCGCCCGCCCGGTAGAACTTGGCGTCGCGCACGCGCACGTTGATCAGCCCGGCCTTGCCCTCGACTTCGCAGCCCAACAGCTTCGGGTTGAAGTAGTGCCGCATGGCCTTGGCATAGACCTTGGTTTCCGGGTCCAGTTCCTCCACGGCCACCTCCGGCGCGGGACCAGGACTCCACTCGGGCGCTTCTTCCGGCGGCTCGGGCACATCCACTGCCTCGAACGTCGGCGGCGCTTCCTGCTCGCGTTTGCGGCGCAGCGCCTCGGCGATCTTTTTGACTCCCGCAGTTGTCAGCACCCGGAGCCCCCCTTCTTTTTTTGCGAAGTCGGTGCCTTCGGCGAGACTTGTTTCGCGGGCGACCGCTTTGGCCCCCCGCCCTGTTTCTTTTTCGTGCGCTTGCATAAAGGTGATGCGGCGGGCAGACCCCCATCTGCCACGCCGCGTTCCGCTGCGGCCGATTGAGTTTCGGAAACTCCCCCGAGCTCCGAGCGCGTCTCATCGCGTCCACCGACGGAACAAATGGCCCTTTGTCCAAAATTCTGTTTTTCGGTATCAATCCCCCTGGGAGCAGGCGCGCAACAGAAGGCACCCCCTCCCCCCCCATCACCCGGGCGCCCGGCACCATCATCCGCGGCATCCGGGGCGGGCTCAAAACTGCCGGCCGTGGTCCGTGCATCGGTCCGACCGGCCTCATTTACAGTGTCAGCACCGGCATGATCATCTGATACGGAATCAGACAGAGGCTCCGGCAACGCCGGCACCGCGGCCTGGAGCCCGGCCGCCTTTTGCCCGGCCGTTTCCCCGGGAACACCGGTTGAAATAACCTCGAGCACCTCACCCTCGACGACCGGCAAAGAATCTAGGAAGGCCTTCACCTGGTCGGGCTTGGTCTCGACTCGCTCCACCCGGCTTGTCGCCTCGCCGGATAGGAGCTGCATCTTGTCGACCATCACCGCGGCGACGATCGCGGCATCCTTGGCTGCCTTGGTTTCCGGCAGGAGCTCGATCACCTTCTCGACGCCGAGCCGAGAAGCCCGGCGAAGATCCCGCAACAACTCCTTTTTATCCTGCTCTATAGAAACGCCCTCACGATCGCGGACCGCGGCAACCGTATTCCTCGAGATGCCAAGCGCCCGAGCCGTCGCCGAGATGCTCTGCCCTTCGGCGATCATCCGCACCGCGGCCGCGTATACCGCCGGTCGATCCCGGAAAAGCCGCTCGCCGGTGAACTCACCAGACTCAGCCAGGCATTTCTCTGCCTCCTCTTGAACCTCCGAAAAAAAAGAAAAGGGCGGGGCGGCGCGGTCCGCATCCGCGGCCGCTTGGATGAGGGAACCGGGGCCGGTCATGCTACGCGCAGCCGGGGCCGACGTCCGACCCGTTGAGATTCCAACCAGGACACCGCGGCCGGCTCCGGGATCAGCGCCCGGGCGCCAACTCGATAATGCTCGAGCTCGCCCGAGCTCAGCGCCCGGCACACGGTGCGCCGACTGATGCCAAGATGCCTGGCCAGGCTACCGATTGAGAACACCCGCGGCAGCTCCGCCGGTTTGTTTGTTTGTTCGCCTTGGTTTGACATACAAAAAAAAGAAAAAGGGGCCCGGGGCGATCAGTCCGGCCGGACGTGACAGGCCTCGAGCGGCATATCGTGCTCGGCCGCGTATTTGACCAGGGCGCCGGCGGCCGTCGCCGCGTGCACGATCTGGCGCCAGGGACCGGTGA